AACTGCATCGAAGATAGCAACTCATTAGAACCAGCAGTCGAAACAGCCTTGGTTCCAGATACCGTAGTATTAGCGGTTCCGGCTACAGTGCTGATAGTAGCTTGGGTCCAACCTGAAAGGTAGCCCAAAACTTCCATGTCATACTGATCTTTCAGGCGATAACCTGCACGATCAGATGCCATCGACTGAAAATTCACATGCGAATGCGCTTCTTCAATGTCATCTACCTTGAAAGCAAAGTAATTAGACTTATCTACGATAAGCTGAAAATCTTCATCATCAAGGTCTTGTGGAGTAACTTGAGCACCACGGGCATATTCTTTGACCGTGATCTCTGGCTCTTTAATAATACGGACAGTATCTCCGAAGTTGGAAATTTCACCAAAGTAATCATTATTGGTGATGTCCTCAACGACAGACGACTTACGGAAAGCAAGCTGTGTCTGTTTAGAATAAATTACAGGGCTAAAATTACCATTCGGCAAATTGTTATACCCTGCAGCACGTTGAAAGGCCATTTTATTTCTCCTTTTTCGTGTGAAGTGGGCAAACAAGGCCCACAAGTATAATAAACATATTATACTTCAGGACATAACTTTTATAGGGCCAGTAAATTAAGGGTGGGATATATAGATGATCAACCTACTATCGACCTTTTTACAGGGTTGCCAAAAAGTTAAACTAAAAAACTAGGGTTGGCAAAAATGGGCCTAGTTTTAAATATAACACCATTTTAACTGAAATATATTATTTGTCAAGTAAAAAGTTTATCTAGCATTTCCACTTAAATCATAAATAAAAGTACCTGCTTTTAGAGATTCCATGATAGCATCTGAATGTTCTTCGTATTCATCAGCACTCATAGCCTCTACATCAGATTCTTTCCAGGCATTGGTGTTATCTTCAATATCAGGAATATTCTTTGGAGAATTTGTTTCTACTAAAGTAGCTGCAGATTTTTCGCTATTAGAAGTAGATTCTTTTTCTTCTTTTCCTATACCTGTATCAATTTTATAAAGATCAATTGCTCTAGCAGCAGAACGGGCATCCGTTTCATTTTCATATAAAGCATCTTGTACCCATTTAGGCTGTTCTTCTACCCACTCATGAAAGTTGTTACTAGAACGAATATCATCAAAATCAGGATGCAAGGACAATAATTCTACTTCTGCTCTTTCTCTTTTTGCAGAAGCTTGTAAATTATCAATTTCTTCTATTCTAGTTTCTAGTTCTTGTGCCTGTTCTTTTGATTTTTTAATAGCAATTGTTTCGATTATCGCAGCTACGTCAGGATATTCCTGTGACCAAGAATCAATTTCCTCTTCTGATTTTGGAAGCTGTATCTGATTTTTTGTAGCCACATCTAGCTGTTGCTCTAAAGCAGATAATTTTTCTTTAAGTTCATTTTGCTGCTGTTGAGAATGTCTGCGAAGATCACCATATCTTTTCTTAAAAGTTTTTTCTTCTGGGTTTTCTGGTTCTACTTCTTCTGCTGCTTGTTTCTCTTCAGTTTTTACATCATCTTCTTGTTGTTTAATAAGCTCTTCTAATTCTTTTTCTTCATCTTCTATACTTTTAATATTACTATATTTTTTATCTGCAATACCCATAATTTTCTTTACAGGTTCCACAACACCAACTGTATCTACCATAGCATTTTCTCCTATGCTGGGGCCAACCGTAGCCAAATCGGGGGGGGTCAAGTAAGCCAACATATGGGACTATTAATATATTGAAGCTAGTCCCTTGCTCCTTTTACTTTTCTTTTTCTTTTTAGACATAAATCCACCTTTATTCATCGCTGACATTCCTGCCTCGCCGCCAAGGCCAGCAGCCTCTCCAATACCCATGCCTCCGATGCCCGAAGGATCACCTGGACCAGCTTCCTCACCAGCAGTGGCGATCTGGGCTGGGGTTGGCGGGGGCGGCATATTAAAGGGTTCGGAATACGTGACTCTACTGGGCGGAGTCCAAGCAATAACCTGCGGCATTCTGGGCCTCTGCTTCCCCCGCTGCCGCAAAATCTGGGCTGGGGTTGGCGGGGGCGGCATATTATGGGGTTCGGAATACCTGACCGGCGAGGTCTGCGAGGGCAGACGAGGATGGCCCTGGAACGGTGAGCGTCTGGTGACGATGGGGGTCTGGGCGACCTTACGGGCGACGATGGGGGTCTGGGCGACCTTATGGGGGACGGGGGGCGGTTCTGTAGGTCGGGGTTTCATATGCAACGGAGTATCTTTACGTGCATTTACAACCTTACTTCGATTTTTAGCAGAAAGAGAATTATATGCTTGCATTGGTCCATAAGCATGTATTTTACCACTAGAATCTACATAATTACCACTAGAATCATATGCGCCTGGAACACCCAAAGCATTACTAATACTTGAAAAACCTATAAGGTCTGTCGTACCTGTCATACCAGTAATAAAACCAGTATCATTGTATTTAAAATTTTCAGGATTAAAATCTTTAGAATTGGGATTAAAACCAAATTTTACAGCATCTAAAGCATGTACTTGATCTACACTTAATGTAGGATGGTCTGTGACTGTCATTATACCAAAAGGCGTATCAACACCATAAACAGCCCCATGAGAGAAATTACCTGCACCAATTGTATTTGGTATGCCCATAGTTCGCATCGCCATAACTTGTGCAGATGCTTGAGCGGGTTGTGTTGCTGCTCTTGAGACTAGAGATGCTATAGATAATGGTGTTGCACCTACACCGAATACAGCACTAATTGCTGCTTTAGCGCCCATCGATATAGAAGTTTCTGGTGTTAATCCATGTGCAGCCAAGGCGGCCTGTGCTCCTAGTTTAACAGCCCCTTCTAATGAATGATCAAAGGATTCTTCCATACTATGTTCTATCACACTAGATACTGCTTCAGATATTTCACTACTTGCAGTACTGGGTACTCCTGGTACACCACTACCCGAAGCATTTTCGCCTCGACCAGCAGCAGCAGCATCAGGAGAATGTCCTCTTGTAGTGGGGGCTATTTGAGATTCTTGAAGTTTTTGCTGTACTGTTCCCGGTAATTCTTCAGAACCTACTTTACGATATCCTGCAGGTACTCCTCCTTGCACCTTTCCTCCTAAAGTAGTTAAATGAAGAACATTGCCTTGACTATTAACGTAAGCTTCTACTTTATATCCTCCAGGCAATCCTCCTCCTGTCCCTTGTAATTCAGGATAAGTTTGATTTTTTGCAAACTCTGGTCCTGCTGTATTTCCCCATACACTTTCCCTAGTTGTTCCTGGTGGAGCTACAATAGCCCCGGCAGGAAGTTGGTCCCGTCTAAAAGACTGTCCGAATGACGAAACTCCCGGCGGCGGGAAGTAGGTATAATATCCGTCACCTACATCCATATAATATCCTTGTTGATATTGATTTGCACCTATTCCTGCAATAGGAACAGTATTTGCTTTCGGAATAAATTGAGTAGATACAGGAGGTGGAGGAGTAACGGCAGGATTAGAAGAAGGAGTAATAGGTGTACCTGCCGGTAGTACAGGAGCCGGGGATAAAGGCGTGTTAAAAAGTCCGTTAGCCATATTTCTTTCCTTTTTATTATACCCTTGATTGCTGTTTTTGTTGTAGAGTATGTATTGCACTTTTTTGAGAAGCAGTTAAATTTTCTAATTCTGGTACTTCTGGTATATTATACGTAGGCTGTAAGGCAGGTTGTTCTTGAAAGGTCATAGGTTCACCAATTTCATTAAGTACCACACCCCCTGTTTGATATTCCATAGGCACTTCTTCTTCGGTATCTGCTATTGCCTGTTCAGTATTTACTGGAGTATCTGCCCTTTCTGGTAGAGGAGTAGTTTCAGGTATTTGCTCTTCATCAGGATTGCCCACTAATCCCATTCTTTCTATTTGATCCAAACCGTGTTTTGCAACTTGTAAAGTTTCTATATAAAATTTTACTCCGTGATAATTTACAGCATATTCAGGAATTACAAATTCACCGGGACTAATAGCAACAGTCTCATCATCTCGTACTCCTTCTGCTGTAGCACCAAGAGGAATCTCATTTCCACTCACAGGGTCTACTTCATTTGGATCAGGTATAAGTCCTGCAAATTCCATTTGTTCTTGCATCATTTCATCAGCCATGTGCGTTCACCTCATCTCTTAATTGTTTTAACTTACGTAAGGTTGATATAGAACCTTGTGCTCTATATATACTTACTACATCAATATTTTGCTCTAGACCAGATTGTTGTTGTACTATAATCCAATCTAAATAGTTATTGAAGGCGTCCCACTGGCGCTTGTTGTTGACCAGCGTTTTGAGCTTGCTGAGTAGGTTGTTGTTCTGTTCCACTAAATTGTCCTTCTGCCGGGGTAGGTGCTGCTCCTATACCAATATTACCACCGCCCCCTCCTTGTAAATCATTAGGGCTTAATCCTTGAGCATTAGGCTGTTGCTGCTGTTGTGGTTGCCCTGGAGGAGGGGTAGGCTGCTGCTGTTGTAATATCTTAGCTTGTCGTAGTGCCTCTTCTGGAGTATTACAAACTTTGTCAGGATCAAGCCCCATTGAATTTGCAATCTCTCTAATAATAGTAGTGAATTTTGCAAATGGAGCAAGTGCTGGATTAGATACAACCTGTAGAAATTGTAACAACCTCTGGCTTCTCACTTCATTTGCCATAAGACTTTCTATACCACGAGCTTTAACTTCCAAGTCTCCTTTGATTTCAGAATCAAAATCAAATTGCATATTGAAACTAAAAAAGGCTTCTCCCAAAGGTCGTAATAAATAGTCATCAAAATTCTTAACTACTGTTTTTATACTGCCTGAAGCAGCACCCATAAGCATAGAAATACCAGCAGCAGTTCGTCCTGTTCCGGTTACTCCTGTTTGCCCATGAGCAAAACTAGGAAGACCCGTAGCTTCATCAGAAAGTTGACGGGCCTTATCAAATAATTGCATATTCTCATTACTTACATTAGGAAACTTGGTTCCAAAAATAGCCTGTCCTGGTGCGCCACCTTGCCGCCTAAATATCTTACCAGGATAAACTTGTAAATCTTGCCCAGGAA